TCCACAAAAAGAATTGGATGATTTCCGCGAACAATGGATTGCTTTGAATGAATCATATCGGAATAATCCTAATGTTGTTTTTGTTGATAATGTAAATGGTTGTTGATGCGTACTAGAACCAAAAGACATCATAAGGAGGATTGAAATGGAGATAACAAAACAACTATTAGACGTTCGTATTTGTGATCATGTCCCTAAAACAAACAATGAAGAAACATACAGGGAATTTATTAGAAACAGTGAAGATGAGTTCGAATTATTACCTTGTGATTTAGACAATATGGATGACGAAACATTGAATCTATACTTAGATTTCTTGGATGATCTGTGGAATAAATAACGATTGGAGATTGTTAAATTGGATGCCAAAGAAATGATTTTAAACCATATTAAAGAATTGGATAAAGCGATCAGCGAAAGTAGAGATAGTTTAAATAAAGCAATATTATTTAACGCAAAATCAAACGCATTATTAGCATTAAGAACCAAAAGTTAAGACGTCTTACGAAAAAAATATTCAGCAAGAAAATTGAAGGAATATTGACAGAATAAAGAACGAGTGTTTTGTATTGCTGCATGATATAACTATATTAGATTTCATTTTAATCCTTCCTTCTTATTCGTTTAGGCCCGCCATTCATTTGGTGGGTTTTTATTTTGACACCATATCAGCATTCAATAATAAACCATGTATTGTTGGATGTTGGTTTTCTCCTTTCTTTTGTGAGCGCAACAAATATGGTATGGTTCGCGCGGGCCTGGATGCAGCCTTAACAATGCATCCATTTATTATTTAGGGGTTGATTATTATTCCTTCAAGACCAAAGAAACCATGCAAACGCATTGGTTGTCCTAACTTAACAACCGAAACATATTGCCAGGATCATAAGCAGAATAAGCCGCATTATGATATGAATAGAGGAACGGCAGCACAACGCGGCTATGGTTCAAGATGGCGTAAAGCACGCGCGCTATATCTTAAACAATATCCATCATGCGTCAGATGTGGTGAACTATCAAACGTTGTCGATCATATCATTCCTCATCGTGGTGATTACAATCTCTTTTGGGATCGCAACAATTGGCAGCCATTGTGCAAGAGATGCCATGACATCAAGACAGCAACCGAGGATGGTGGGTTTGGCCGCTAGTTATCCACAACATACGAGAGTTATCCACAATATCTTTTGAGATATGTCGAATATATGTGTATTTTTGTCGTATATTGTCGAATTACTGAATTGTTTGTCGAATTGAAACAATTCGGACTATTTTATTTGAATTGTTTCAAAATCACACACAATTCAGGCGAAAACGGGTGGGGTGTTCAAATCTCTAGGGATTTCACGACATAGACCGCAGCCCGCTTTAATTCGCACAAATTTCGTTTTTTCAAAACTTTTTGAGGGGTCACGGTTCAGCAACTTACAAATTTAAAGGGTGATTTTATGAAAATGGATATTGTTGCGGGTAGTAAGAACGATGAATATTACACCCCTGAATACGCAATTCAACCAATCTTGAAATATATAAAACCAGGTTCCATTGTATGGTGTCCGTTTGACACAGACGAATCTCATTTTGTCAAATTGATTAAGAAAAAAGGTCATAGAGTTATTGCAACCCACATAAAAGATGGATTTGATTTCCTCAAATGCAAACCATTCAAATGTGATTATATAATCAGCAATCCCCCATATTCAATTAAAGGTGAAATTATTGAGCGGTTATTTGAGATCGATATTCCGTTTGCGATGTTGGTTGGTGCGGTTGGCCTTTTTGAAAGTCAGAAACGATTCAATATGTTTAAAAATAATAAATTTGAAGTTTTATATTTTAATAAGCGGGTTTCTTATCATAAAGACTATTTGGAAGAAAAACCAACATCGCATCCGCCGTTTTCTAGTGTTTATATATGTAGCGGATTTTTACCCAGGCAAATAATATTTGAAGAAATAAAAAAATAAAACAGGGGGTGAAAACGTGCCAGGACGAAAAGCAATGCCGATTGAACTATTATTAATCAACGGCAACAAAAACCGTTTAACAAAATCCGAAATCGAATCCAGGCGAAAAGCAGAAAACGCAATTAAACCCGCGTCCAATAACATCAAGCCGCCAACATGGTTAAATGCAACAGCTAAGAAGGAATTTAAAAAGTTGGCCGCCGAATTATCAACCGTTGATTTAATTACCAACGTTGATGTAAACCAATTGGCGATTTATTGCCGGACATATGCCAGGTATATCGAAATGCAAAAAGGCATTCCGGAATTAGATGAATATGGCGATCCGAAATTAGATGAAAATGGAAACATGATTATAGTTTACGATGAAAAACAAATTGACATCCTCTACAAACAACTAAAAGGAATGGCCGCCGAATTTGGTTTCACTCCTAGCAGCCGGGCCAAATTAGCAATCAAAAAAGAGGACGACAAACCCAAATCCGAAGAAGAAAAGTTATTCGGTGATGTGTGATGGAAACCGCGCAATCATTACTTGAACGCGCTTATAATTACGCGGTTAAAATCGAGGATGGAACCATTGTTGCATGCCAAAAGCATAAATGGGCTGCAATTCGTTTTCTTGATGACATCAACAAAATAGGGTTCGATGAATACGAGTTTTATTTTGATGCTGCCGAATTGTACAAGTTTTATAAATGGGCGTTCTTGTTTAAACATACAAAGGGCGTTGTTAGCGGCCAACGGATTGAATTAACAGATTTCCAATTGTTCATTGCTGCAAATATCTTTTGTTGGAAACGTAAAGGCAACAACCTAAGACGAACAAGAAAAGTTTATATACAGCTTGCCAGGAAGAACGCAAAGAGCCAGTTGTTGGCCTTGATCGCATCCTATACCGCTTTTCTTTCAGAAGAGATTGAAGAGGCCTACATTGCAGGATGGGGCCGAGAACAATCGAGCATTGTTTACAATGAGATACTCAGCCAAATCCAGGTCGTTGATTTTTTACACGGTAAATATTCGGATGCCTATGGAAAGATAAAACATCTTAAAAGCGGATCAGTTATCCAACCGTTATCGAAGGAATCAAGAAAAACAGGCGACGGAAAAAACCCTAGTGTTGCGATCCTTGACGAATATCACGCCCATGAGACATCCGAAATATACGATGTCCTTGTTTCTGGTATGGTTGCCAGGAAAAACCCGTTAATCGTTATTATCACAACGGCAGGGTTTAACATTAACGGCCCATGTAAGACCGAATATGATTATGTTTCCAAGGTATTGGACCCGAACCAACCGCAAACAAACGAAGAATATTTTATTTTAATATGCGAATTGGACCAGGGCGACGATATAAAAGATGAATCTAATTGGGCAAAAGCGAATCCTATTGTATCCACATATGACGAAGGAATTAAGTTTTTACGCGATGAATTAAAAATTGCGTTGGATGTTCCCGAAAAAATGACGGCTTTTTTAACTAAAAATATGAATATTTGGGTTAATCAACGACCAAATGGTTATATGAATATGGAAAAATGGGCGGATTGTTATGAACAATTCGATTTTGATTTATTCCGTGATTCCGAATGTGTTATTGGTGTCGATTTATCCGCCAAACTAGATTTAACATCCGTAGGGTTCGAATTTAAGAGCAATGACAACTATTATGTGTTATCCCATTCATTCATGCCAGAGGACACGTTAGCGGCTAAAATGAGAACGGATAAAGTGCCGTATGATTTATGGGCGCGTCAAGGTTGGATTACATTAACCCCAGGCGGCGTTGTTGACTATGCCTTTATCAAATCATTTATAGAAAACAAAGTTAAAGAGTTTAATATAATACCCGTTGAGATTTGTTCGGACCCGTGGAACGCAAGCCAGTTCATGCAAGATATGGATGCGGCGGGATTTACAAACGTTGAAATTCGCCAGGGCATGCAAACACTCGGAGCGGCTACAAAAGACTTTAGAGAAAAAGTATATATGAAACGGGTTAAGCATAACGGAAACCCCGTTCTACAATTCGCCGTTTCAAATGCCGTCACCAAGATGGATTCCAATGAAAATATCATGTTAGACAAAGCGAAAAGCACACAACGAATTGACCCGATAGCGGCATTAATTAACGCCCATGTTCGGTCGATGATGAATATAAATACTAAATCAGTTTACGAGGATAGGGGATTAACAATGTTATGATATTGGCGTTAATAATACTAGGGATTTATATATCAATTGGATTAGCATTATATTTCAGTTTTCCTAATCGAACAAAATTACCGATCCATGTAACCATGCCAATAATTGTGGCGTGGTTTTTTTTATGTGTTGTTTTCTTATTTCCTGAAAAGAAAAAGGATTCTTGATGATAATTTGAAAGGACTGGTAAGCCAATGGAGATTTGGAAAGATATTAATGGCTTTGAAGGTTACTACAAAGTTAGTAACAAAGGGAATGTTTTTTCTGTTCGTAGAAATAAAAAATTATCTACTTGTATTAGTCACAAAGGATATCACGAAACACATTTATCTTTAAAAGGTAAAAGACGTAAATTTAAAATTCACAGACTTGTAGCTAATGCTTTTATCCCCAATCCCGAAAATTTATCTCAAATCGATCATATCGATAACGATAAATCAAATAATCGCGTTGAGAACCTTCAATGGATAACCAATAAACAAAACAATCAAAAGAAATGGGATGAAGGTTTCGGAAGGAATCAATTTGGGGCAAAAAAGGAGGTGAAAAAAATAAATGGGTTTTCGAGATTATGTAAATGAAACCAGGGCAGCAACGGCGGGAATCATCGCAACGAATTACTCAGGTGATTTAAGCGGGTTTGATGCATTAACTTTATTTAA